TTAGATGATATGATTTATGATGGTCTCCTAATTGATGGCACAGATGAGAATGGTAAATGGTTTGCTAGAATACCAACAAAAGAAGAATTTATTGGAAGGATAAAATCGGATGTAGAGTTTGCAAAACAATGGGGTGATTTAGGACCAATTTATGGATCACAATGGAGAAGTTGGCGAGTGGGTAAGGGAATTGAGACATCATTAAAAACTGATGATGGTGAGACCATATATGAGGCTGGTTCAATGTATATTGACCAAATCCGAAACCTAATCAACGAACTCAAAACAAATCCTGATAGTAGACGATTGATGATATCTGCTTGGAATGTTGGAGAATTAGACCAAATGGTTCTTCCACCTTGTCACTATGGTTTTCAATTATACACTAGAGAATTATCAAATCAGGAAAGAGCAGGTATGATTGGATTGATTGAAGGGCATGTTGATAATTGGGAAAAGACAGTTAGAAAACGTAAAATATATGCCGGTAGAGAATTGGATATTAAAGATGAGCACACACAATCAGAAATATTAGATATGTGTAACGCACCAACTAGAGGATTATCTTTAATGTGGAATCAAAGAAGTGTAGATACATTTTTAGGATTACCATTCAACATTACTTCATACGCTTTATTATTAAGAATCATAGCAAAAGAAGTTAATATGAAAGCAGATGATTTGATTGGAAACTTAGGAGATACTCATTTGTATTTAAATCATATTGAACAAGCTAAGGAACAAATAACTCGTTCACATTTCTTATTACCTGGCAAAGGAGATGGTGATGATTTGGTATTGGATGGGACATTAGATACATACACACCGGATTCAATTAAGTTATATTATTATAATCAAAATTGCCATCCATCAATTAAAGCACCTTTAAGTAATTAATAGATTATGAAAAAACATAATTGGAATTTAAATGATCATATGCTATCTGGGCATGGATATATGTTTGAACCAACTATTAGTATTTTTGATAAATCTGTAGTTATTTGTTTTCAAAAAGTTGGTACAAGATTTTTTTTATTTTTATCCAATTGGCCTAAATCTATTAATGAAGTATATAATCAATATCAAATTAACATATCATATGATAGTGGTAATAATTCAAAATTTGCGTTAAATACACAAACAGGCGATTATAACGCATCGATGGTATTTTTAGATGAGCATAAAAATACGTTTACTGATATAAATTCATTTCTACAAAATAACGGAGGAGACATGAATACATTTTTTTTTAATAATGAAAAAGATATGTATTTTGTAATAAGAGATCCTATAGTAAGATTTTTATCTGGCATCTCCCAAATTGCAAGTTCGTATGTTGGTGAATTATTAACTCAACCGGAAGAACGAATTATCATAAAATCTTTAAGTGATATAACAGACGGTGAAATAGACCACATATATAATAATTATAATCATTATTTTAATGAGTGGGATGACTTTACCGAAAATAATTTATCTAATGTAGATATTAATATCTTTGTAAAAATTATAGTATATATAATCAATCACAAACCATATCTTTACTTTTATGATGCACATACTCAGCATTATCTATTTAAATACAAAGATTTAATATACAATATAAAAGATAAAACAAAAATAAAAATAATTGACCTAGCGGATTGCAATAAAAAATCAGCATATAATTTATTTAATACCTGGAGTGATAATATAGATTATATTAATGCATATAATAACACAACAGGGCATATAGTATCAAATAAAAAATTATATAATCATATTAAGTTTTTACTTAATTCGGATGATAGTCCAATATCCCAATCTTTGTATTATTTTTTATTAACAGAAATAAAAGAATATGAACAACTTAAAAATTCAAAATATTTTATAAAATTATAATATGGCAAATTTTAATGTAAAAATCAAACAACCAAAGCGGGTAAATAAAAAATGGGGTTATGAACTTTGGGTTCACAATGATAATCAATATTGCGGTAAATTACTTGTATTCACAGAAGTTGGAAATAAGTTTTCAATGCATTATCATATGATTAAAAATGAAACATGGTATATACAAAATGGAGCATTTCAATTTGATTGGATTGATACAGAAAATGGTGAAAGATGTGTAACTCAATTAGAAATTGGAGATGTGGTTTATATTGAGAAAGGATTACCACATCAATTAATGGCACTATCTCCCAATTCAATAGTAATGGAAGTATCTACCGAACACTTTGATGATGATAGTTATCGAATTTATAGAAACGAACCAAAAGATTTAGAATGACATACATAACCGCACATCTACCAACATTAGATGAATTAAAAATACAATTAGAAAAAGATCCTGATAGAATAAGAATCTATATGAAGTATATGGGGTTTGAAGGACCGGAAGGCTCTATAGATTATTTAACAAAGAAAATAGAAGAGTATATAAATTCTAAAAAAAGTAACTAATAATTTGGAATTATACGAAAATAGTTGTATATTTGTATAATTATAAACTTAATATAAATGATAGTAAAACAAATAAATCAATCGGACATTACCGCAGCAGATATAGCCGAATATAAAGAAAAGATTTCAAAACTAACAGGCATAGTATTTAATGCATCTGATGTTGGTATGGATAAGAGAATCGTTACCATTCGATTAAAGGAAGTGGAAGATGAACTTACATTGGTTAATCCAACCATAAGTCAATTCTCAGATAAACCATTGGTTTATTTTGAAAAAGATACTAACAAAAATAAAGTTCGTAAAACGATAAGAGTTCCTTGGGTAATTGTTAATACCGATAATTTAGGTAAGGTTGAATTTAAAGCAGAAAAGGAAGAGTGGAAAGATGCAGATGAGTTCTTTATGGATGCTGGGTTATTAGAAGCGGTATTGGTTCAAAGAGCTATTGATGCAATTAATGGAATTGATATTACTGACCCAATTAGACAATACTCAGAAACTATAATTAAAAATAAAGAATTGGGTAGAAACGAAAGAGTTATGTTGCAAGGACCAAAAGGTGAGATGGAATTTGTAAAAAATAAAAAAATTGATTCATATTTGCAAATGGGGTGGACTAGAATCTAATATTATGGCAACATTAAAATACACATCAGATTCGGAATCTCATAGAGAAGCAAAGAATATACAATTCACAATAGCAGAAGATTTAAATATATTTGAATTTAAAATAGTATGTAGGAGATTGGCATCTGCTATGGGTTATCATTCCGACTCCATAACTAAAGCGTTTGGTAATGATTGGGATACCGATAAAAAAGCTGATGTTGAAGAATTTATAAATATAATGAATGCCTGTTTAACAGGTTCTAAAGAATATATCTAATGCTGGAAGAATTGCAAAAACAAATAATAGCAATACAAATAATACAAGAATTGATTGTAGACGTTATGGATAAAAACGATATAATTGAAAGAGGTGAATTTGAAAAACTATTATCCGATAGAGTAAAAAAACTAAATAAAGAATTAGAACTTTTACACTCACAATCTAAAGAAGAGCAAAACTATAAAACTTGGTATGGTAATACAATTGGAGAAGCTTAAAAAATAAATAATATGATTATATTAATAACAATATCCGTAACACTTTTAATTATCTCAACTGTCTTATTTTTCAGAGGATTCAATTTAATAGAAAGAATTGAAGAACTTGAAGATGAGGTATCTTTATATGAATTAAGAAATGAGGAAACTAAAGAAGCTTTGGAATCTATGCTAGAGCAAATGAGAGAAATTGATTTAAGGGGCTCATTCGAATCAGATGATGAAGTTGGTTCTGTATTTACACAATTAAAAACCATTATAGAAGTATATAACAATATAGAACAAGATGCCTAGAAAAAGAAAAAATAAAGTGTATTTTACATTAGATACCGAGAAGGCTATCATACTATATAATATCACTAAAGACCCTGTAGTACGAAATAAAATATATAAAGATGAGATTCAGTATCCATTTGAAAAACTAGCTGAAAACATTCTTAATACATTTAAATTTTCTTATTTTGATGTTCCCAAAATAGATGTTCAAATGGAAGTAGTTTCTACTCTAATTGAAAAAATACATATGTTCAAAGAAGGTAGAGGTAAAGCATTCTCTTATTTTTCTATTGTAGCAAAGAATCACTTAATCCTAAAGAACAACGGAAATTACAAACGTTTCAAAAAAACAGCATTACTATCGGAAATGCCTGAAAGTTGGAATCCACCAAATGATTTTAATGAAACTCAATTGGGTGATGAATATGTTGAATTCAAACATTTAATGTTAAAGTTTTGGGATAAAAATTTAACTAGAATTTTTTCTAAAAAAAGAGATATACAAATAGCCGATGCGGTATTAGAATTATTTAGAAGAAGCCAATACATAGAAAACTTTAATAAGAAACACCTATATCTTCTAATCAGAGAAATGACAGATTGTAAAACTCATTACATTACAAAGGTAGTTAATGAAATGAAGAAGCATCAGATAAAATTACTTAATGATTATTTAGAGCATGGAATGATTACAGATACTTCTAATGAATTCTGGTCAGAGGGATACACTTACGATGGCGGCGATGATGATGAATAATAAAATATGGATATAGAATATATATTAAGTGGATTAAAGAAAAATGCATCAATTGGATTGCCAATAATATGTTTTAGCATTACCAAAGATAAAATATATGTAACTACGAAAAAAATAGCTAGTAGATATTTTGAACATATAGATTCCGAAACTAAATTTATTGAATTTAGGATAAAAAATAGAAATCTATATAACCACATTGATACTGAAAATGATATTCAATTTTATGATTATAGCTTTGAGTATTTTAAAGATAATTCAAATATAAAACTTGATGAGTTTTTAGATATTTTGAATATAGATAATATTGAAGATATTACAACAAATAAAATTTCCAAAAATTGGAATTGGATTTTTGTTACAAGAAATCCGATAATTAGATTACTTAGCGGATTTGTTGAATTAGTGGATTCGATGCTATCGGAAACATCAATGATTGATAATACTGAGGTTGTTGATATTATATCCAAATATATGTATATATCAAATAACAATAATACTCAATTTACAATCAAAAAATTCAATAAAATTGATTCCGATACAGTTTTAAACTATTTTTCCCAAAATATATACAATAGAATTTTAGAAGATGAACATACTTCATCTTGGAATATATTTCTTTATTATTTTGCAAACAAATTTAATAGTAAATTTTCAGTAATCGATATTGATGATAAATATGATATGTTGCAATATAATTCATTATCAATGGATACTACTAATACCAATGTATATAAAAATTGGTTAGATAACCATTTAAACCAAACTCACATAATCAATTTTTTCCAAAAATTGAATCAGATTATGGTTGTGGAATATACTAACTATATTCGAATTAAATCTTTGAAATAACTTTTTTTCCAAATATTCATATTTATTATAGTAAATAAAGAATTATGGAGAATATAGCATCAATGTTTTTTCACAGTAGAACGCAAGCACATACATTCCATTTAGGTGTAAAGGGGCCAGGTTCATTAGCAGCTCATGGAGCTCTAAATACATACTATGATGCAATCATTGATTTGGTAGATGGAGTAACGGAAGCGTATCAGGGAAAATATGGTTTAATTAAAATCAAACCAGTAAATGGAATTGATAATGATTGTTCAATTGAAAACATCATTAGTTACTTTGACAAACTTTCTAAGTTTTTAGAATCAGAAAGAAAATCCGAAAAATTGAAAGATAGTTGGATTCAAAATGAATTAGATAATATAGCTAAATTGTTATATTCCACAAAATATAAGTTAGTAAACTTACAATAAAGCAGTTTCGTTAATATTCTACAAAAATCTGTTACATAGTTAAATTAACATTTAAAATTAAAAACTATGGGATTTTGGAAAGAATTATTTAAAGACAACAACGATATCAACGAAAAATCAGTAGTTGGTTTCTTATCATTTAGTATGATGGTAATTTCGTTATTTGTAGACCTTATTACGGGTTGGATGGGTAAAGAGTTATTAATCAATGAGTATATCTTCAACGGATTCTTAGTAATAACTTTGGGTTCATTTGGTATAGCATCGGTTGATAAATACATCAATAGAAAATCTGAACATGATAAGGCTAAGTTAGATGCTGAAGAAGAGGGTTAATTATTCTATTTTTTAAGCGATTTTTAGTAAATTTTTTAGGGAGAATTAATTTCTCCCTTTTTTTATTATAAAATAATGATATTGTGGGATTTGTTATATTTATTGTAGTAAAATAGAAAATAGATTGAAACTTTTAGAATGTATCATTGTATCAAAGGAAGTAAACGATAAGTTTGTCCTTGCAAAGAATAGAGACAGGGCTTATAAACCCGTTTTAGAGGTGGTACATACTCTTTTAAATGGAGTTGAGGTAGTTTACCTACATGATATTACAACCGACTGGAGTGAGGGTATGAATGAGTTTGGGATAGGGTTGGTTAACTCAGCATTAATGGTTGGACATGATGAGGCTGAAAAGAAGATTGTTAAGAAGAAGGGTAAGCCATCAAAGGATGGTGCTAGGATTAGAGAAGTTTTATCACAAAAGACATTAAAGGATGCCGTTAGAGCTGTTGTTGGTAAAAATGGTAGTAATAATGGAGTAAAAGGACATACATTTGTTTCATCTCCAAAATATATGATTTCAGTTGAGCAAACTTCAAAACATAATCCGCATCTTACTTTACAAAATATAGAAAACCCTGTTGTTAGAACAAATCACGGACATGTATTTAGTGATGCGGGATATACTAGTGGAATTGATTATAAAAGTTCTACTATAAGAAAAATATCAGCAGAGAAAACAATAGATAAGGTTACCGATTGGAATCAGATTGCACCTTTGATGAGAAAGCAGTTCTATAATGCTGATTCTCAATTGAATATGAGAAGAGATACCAATAAGATGTTTACATCATCACAAACAATTATGAATTTAACCGATAAGATATTTTCATTACATTATCTTAAGGATAAAGTAGAAAAATTTGAAGGTATTAAGCAAGACCTTCCAAATGGATATGAACCTAAAATAAAAATTGAAATAAAGGAAGTTTAATATGACAAAGAGAGAATCGGTAGCTAAGAACCGCAAAAGAATAGCTAGAAAGACTGTAAGAGAACAACAAAAGAAAGGAATCTACAGAAAAAAATCATAAACCTCATCCAAAGTGAGGTTTTTTCTTTTTATATATTTATAGTTTGAACTAATATACAAAAAGCTATGAGTACAGAATTTGAGATATTTCCTGGTAAAAATCTAAGCGGGTTATTTAAAGATATCTACGATAATCAAACAAGTAAAAAAGAAAGAATATCCGGCCTTATTGCTGAGATAAAAAAGATGATTCAACATAAGGGTGATGTTGGAATGTTAGGTCCTATCATAAAAGATCTTATAGATTCATCTATTAAGAACGATGACCAATTGGTTAAACTTGCAAGTATTGCACAAAAAATCATAACCGCAGATAAGAAAACTGAAGGACAAGATGGATTCCTTACCGAAGAGGAAAAAGCTCAGTTGCTTAATGATTTAGAAGATACTAAACACGAGGTTGAGAAAATAGATGAATTGGGTGTTGAGTTGGAAGAAATAAAAAAGAAACTTAAGTAATATGGGATTATTTTCTGGTAGAGTTGGCAATTCAAATTCTTTATCCGGAAGGGGTGGGGCAGACCAAGCCAAAAAAACGGCATATGTGTATGATATCATATTAGATGATACACATCCTTTTATAAAAGATACCGCAGTTGGAACTACATTTATAGGTTCTATACGATTCAGAACTATGGATGATTTAACGAGTTCTGATGAAAGTTTACCAGTTGCACATCCTATAGATAAAGGTTTTAAAAATTTACCTGTTAAAAATGAGTTAGTTGAAATATATGAATTTTCACCTGGATTTTATGGATATCGAAGAATTGGTTTAGATGTAAATCCATCATTTACAAATACGGATTCAAATATAGATAACTCTATAAAACCTGTACAACAATCAGAAAATACTTCAAAGGATTACCAATCAACAGCATCTACGGGTATAGCAAAAAGCTCTAATGATACTGCTCAAAATATAGGATATGGTAAGTATTACAAGCCGCAGGCTGGAATTCATAAATTAAAATTATATGAGGGTGATAATACGATAGAATCCCGTTTTGGACAATCTATTAGATTTTCAGGTTTTAACAATGATAAAAATCAATTTTCACCAACTTTAATTATACGAAATAGTGAAAGTTCTTTAAACAAAAAACTTCCAGCAAATAAGACTGTAGAGGAAGATATTAATAGAGATGGTAGTGTTATAGTGTTTGGTTCAGACCAATATCAATTGGGATTTCAACCTGGCACAATCGATGATAATGGTAAATCGGATTTCGTAACAAAGCCACAATCTTTTGGAGATTATCCATCAAAACTAATTGGAGACCAAATACTTATAAATTCAGGAAGAGTAATTATATCGGCAAAAAATGCAGAAATGATATTTTATGCTAAGAAAAATTATGGGTTTATTTCTGATGGAGCCCTTTCTATAGATAATAAATTGGGTATTGATGTTAGTGTGGGTGACAACATAAATGTTGTTACTAATGATAGAGATATTGTAATGTTTACTGGAAACGGCTCTATATTTTTAGGAAGTAAGGAATTAGAACCTATAGTTAAGGGTCAGCAATTGGTGGATATATTATCAGAATTAATAGATGCCATAACCTTACAACAATACTTAACACCATCAGGCCCAACTAAGGTTGGACCAGAAAACTTATCTGACTTTGGTGCAATAAAATCAAAATTAAATAATATACTAAGTAAATTAAATCAAACCGCATAATGGCAGATATAGTTTCAAAAGAAGTGATAACTCAAGCTGGATCTAATTTGTCCGGAGCAGCGGGAAATGCACAGGCATTAGCTAAAGAACAAGCTGATAAAGCTAAAGCAGCTGCACAAGCAGCAGCCGATAAAGCTAAAGCAGCAGCAAAGGAAGCAGCCGATAAAGCTAAAGCAGCAGCTGATGCAGCTAAAGCAGCAGCAGCGGGAGCAGCGGGTGCAGTTACAGGTGCTATCGGTGCTATAAAAGGATTTAAACTTCCAAAATTACCAAAATTAAAAAAGTTTAAACCAAAAAAACTACCAGAAGATAAAATAAAAAAGTTTAAGAAAAGTAAACTTCCAAATATACCAAAAATACCACCAATACCATCTATACCAACTATAGAATTACCAAAAGTTCCTAATGTAGCTGGAGCAACCGCAGGAATAGCCGGAGCAGTTGGTGGTATAACAGCAGGAGTAGCTGGGGCAGCAGGTGGGATTGTATCTGGTGTAACGGGAGCAGCAGGTGGAATTGCCGCAGGAGTAACGGGAGCAGTTGGTGGAATAACTTCAACGGTATCATCAGCCACACAAAAAGTTACAAATGTAGTATCAAACATTCCTAAAATATAAATCATATGTCTTGGGAAATTTTTAAAAATAATATTTTAGCAAAAGCTAATAATCCAGAATCCATAAAGGATATAGATACTGTTGCCAAATTATATGCAACTGAATATGATGCATGCATGAAAAGAGGTGGTGATACTATTAATAAAGTTGCTCTTAAGAAGGGTAATACTGAAATAATGGAGCTACTGTTTAAATCGGCCTTACAAAAAGGATTAACAACAACTGCTCCATATGATTTAGTTGGTGAAATGGGTAAGGGTGTATTGGCATATTGGCAAGGGGCTATATTAAATGAATTCCCATTTCCACTTATACCATCGCCAGGAGCAATTAGTAATATTGGAGTAACATCTAATATTGTTGTAAATCCCGGCACATGGACTCCAGCTATCACAATACCACCTATAGAAGTTCCATTGCCAGAAATTCCTACTGCAACTTTATTAGAGGAATTACCTGCTGATAATAATACTTTAGAAGGTGCTAAAGAGATAGCAGAGCAAACGGGTGTAGAGGTATTGGCAGATGGTGGTGATGACCCGGGTCCTCAATTATCACAATTAATGGATGAACTACCAGCTGATAATACTCCATATCAAGAAATAGAACCTGTAAAGGATGAAGAAGATACTACACCCACTACCAATAAAGAAGTAGAATCTATAAAGTGTGGTTCTGGTGTTGATTATGATGCAAAAATTTCACCAAATTATAGATTAAGAGATTTATCAATAGGAGCTCTGTTTGCACACAAAATAAAAGCACAAAGGGGATTGAGCGAAAATGATATTGTATGTAATCTACAAAATGTAGCAATTAACATATTAGAACCACTTAAAAAACAATTTCCAAATGCAAGAGTAAACTCAGGATTTAGGGGAACGCCATCTATTCCAGGTGGGGTATCTCAGCATGAAAAAGGAGAAGCAGTGGATATTCAGTTTACGGGATTTTCACCATCTCAGTATTTAGAAGCATCTAGGTGGGTTAGGGCTAATTTACCATTTGACCAATTTATATTTGAACATGGTAATTCTATTTGGTTTCATATAAGTTGTAAAAGAAATGGCGGACAAAGAAAGCAACTATTAACTATGTATAAGGGTAAATATGAATCGGGAGTTAAATTATATTACGCATAATGGCAGCAATACCACCAACCAATAATACAGCATTGATTATAGATGAATTTATAAGATATGCAACAATTCATTTAACTACTGTCAGTGGTATGGCTACTACGATATCGTTATATCCACCATTATCAACACCCGCTCCTGGAGTTGTTCTTTGGACAGGATATACTATACCTCCACCCGCACCACCTAAACCACCAATTGAAGAACCATAGGATATATTATTAATAAATCTCAAAAATAAACAATTTAAATATTTATATTAACAACAAAGAAAGATAATACAATGGATAGTAGTAAATTATTAAAAGCCATACAAATTCTTATAAAAGAAGAGTTAAAGGAACAATTACCTACTCTAATTAAAGAAAGTGTAAGGTCTGAAGTAAAAAGGATTCTAACCGAACAGATTAAAACCCAACAACCAAAAAAGGAAAGTACTGGGTTATCTATGGCAAAAGCGATTTTAGGTGAAGATACTCCTAAAAAAACCACTCAAAAAGTGGAAGAAGTTCAATATGTGAAAGATGCGGTATTAAACCAAATCTTAAACGAAACTAGACAAAGTTCTATGGATAGGACTGTAAACTTAACCAATCCAAATATAGCAGGTGCTGGTTTGGCTGGATTAAGAGCTGAGATGGCAGCTAAGATGGGTTATGCTGATATGGGTGGTGGAGCTCAAGCAACCGGATTAGGAGTTCAAACAGGAAATGAAGCATTGGATAAAGCATTAAACAGAGATTATTCTGAATTAGTAAAAAGATTTAATAAAAAATAATGGCTGTAATATTAGGTAGTAAACCTGTAACTGATTTAAAAGAATTCGAAGATACTGCGATAGGTATCACTTTGCCGTTACAAATAGGTAATACTGCTTTTAATCAATCATTTAAAACATTTGACCAAGTTAGGACAAATATAAAATCTTTATTATTAACTAAAAGAAAAGAAAGAGTAATGCAACCCTTTTTGGGAAGTGGATTACATGAATTAGTTTTTGATTTTAATGATGATGAACTTTCAACCAATATAGAGGAAGTTATAACATCTACATTAGCACAATGGTTACCATACGTTAATGTAGATACTATTGATATAGAACAAACGGATTTCCTAAAAGATAGAAATCAAGTTAACATATCTATAAATTTTAGAATTGGAGATTCGGTAAGTTTAAATCAGGTAACTTTTACAATATAAGCAAATGGCAACTAATAACACAGTAAGTAAAAATTTTAAAAATAAGGGTAAAGATATTAAATACCTAAATACCGATTTTACGGGCTTTAGAAGTAATTTAATTGAGTTTGCTAAAACTTATTTTCCAAAATCTTACAACGATTTTAATGAGACATCTCCGGGTATGATGTTTATAGAAATGGCATCTTATATTGGTGATGCTCTTTCATACTACGTTGATGATACATTTAAAGAATCTCTAATGCCATATGCGGAGGATTCAAAAAGTATTATGGCACTTTCCCAATATTTGGGGTATAAGCCAAAAGTAACATCTCCAGCAATAACTACATTATCTTTATATCATTTAGTTCCATCTATAGGTGATGGGGTTAATAATAGACCTGATGAAACTTATTATTTGAGAATAAAAGAAGGAATGTTAGTTGATGCTGTAAGTAATGCAACAAAATTCAGAACTACAGAAATGGTTGATTTTGCAGATGAATATAATAGAGAAGTTACAGTTTATCAAAGAGATTCAAATACGGGAGAACCTACATTCTATTTAGCAAAAAAACAAGTACAAGCTATTTCATCTACAGTTGTTGAGAAAGATGTAACGTTTGGTTCATACGAACCATTTAGAACTATAGCATTATCAGATACTAATGTAATACAAATTATAGATGTTAGAGATAATCAAGGAAACAAATACTATGAAGTTCCTTATTTAGGACAAGAAATGGTTTTTGTTGAAGAAAAAAATACATTATCTAACGATCCGGATTTACATCAATTTCGTGAAACAACTCCATATATTTTAAAAACATTAAAAACTCCTAGAAGATTTGTAGTTAAGGTTAATGATGATAATACAACAACTATTCAATTTGGAGCAGGTGACCCATCGGCATCCGATGAGCAATTAATTCCAAATCTTAAAAACGTTGGATTGGGATTACCAAACTCTATTAGTAGATTGGAAGAATCATTTGACCCAACTAATTTTTTAAAAACGAAAACATACGGAACATCTCCATCAAATACAACTATTACAGTGAAATATTTAATAGGTGGTGGAAATGCTAGTAATACTAACGTTGGTGATATAACAAGAATAACTGGTGTTGAGTATG